ATTACGTTTTATAGCCATTGCATCAAACGGACCTTCACACAATATAATAGGTAAGTCCCAGTTAATAAACAATTCAAACGGTATAATATCGCGAGACGTTTCAGGATTGCGGTACTTGATGTAAGGATTTTTCTCAAATGATCTCGCGGTAAAATAATTTAATCTACCGTTGTTATCATATGATGGAATAACAACCATATTATTATATTGACCTGAATCACAATATCCTATATTGTATTTTAAAATATCGTGTTTAGATACATTTCGTTTTTTGAGATATGCTAGAGCATGTTTTGCTACAATATCTTTATTGTTGATAAAGGTTTTAAATTCCTTTGGTAGTTCAAGTAAAGTTTGTTTTACATCTCCTATATCTTCTACAGAAACATTTTTTACAAGTTTACTTAATTCCTGAAAGTAAGAGGCATCAACTTGGATTTGTTTAAATAAGCTTCTAATGGTTTTACCTTTTTTACCACATACCCAACAAGCCCATTGATTTACTCCTTCTTTGTTTTCGGTAAAATTAACTTCTAGTTTTGGTTTATGGTGATGACAAAAGGGACAGGTATAGGATTGATTTCCTCTAGCGGTACGTTTTCCTGCTCCTAAAACAGAATTTACCAGGTTAATTAATAACTCATTTACCATAAATGGAAGATATGACCTATCTTTTAGATATCAAAGTCTTTCCTAAAAAATTTACCTAAAATATTGTCGTTAAAATATAAATCAGGTTCCTCTAACACTCTATAAACAAACAAAGTTTGTGTTTCATAGTATGTTAAAAGTTTTTTATTTGGACATGTAATTAAAACCTCACGTTTGAAATTTTCTTTTGGTTCTGTTTTTAACAGTTCAAGTAATGTTTTATTTGATCCCCAATATTTTTTCCAATCAGATTCCGCTATTGCAAGTTTGTATGATGGTCTTCTACCAACTACACCTTCATATAAAACAAGATCTTTTTTAGTTAATTTTGCTTTTTTATTGTGGTAAAGTACTTTTTTACCAATATAAGATTTGCCTGAAGGTATATGGGTTATTTTGTAAATAAATCCGTAAGTATTGTTTGGGAAATGGGAGAGATCTTCAATTTCTTGTTTTTTATATAACCAATTCATATTTTTTAGATTAAACTATTGGATATAAATTTTAGTTAAAAGATGTTCCTTCAGCATACCAACCAGTAGTAGCACCAGAAAATACAAACATTCTTCTAACATAAATAGTTGTTGGGAACTCATATCCTGCACTACCATTAATTAAATGTCCTGAAGATCCTGAGATTTGGATAATACTAGCAGAATTAAAAGCAGAGGTTTGGCCTCCTACTCGTTGTAAATATATTACTGTTCCTTCAGGAACATTTGAGGGAAGTTGAATTCGGTTAACTTGTCCAACAACAGTAACATTTGAAGCATTAAATCCAATATTATAATCTCTATTAGTAACAGCTACTCCTGATGACCCAGAAGCAACCTGAATATTTCCTAAATTTCTGTATTGTGGAGCAAAACTTCCTGAAAGTTGAAATTGTGAGCCTGAAGCAAATACTAATGTTTTAGCTCCTACTCCTAATGAGGTTCCTCCTCCTATAATAAATGCATTAGGAGAGGTGTTTAATTCATTAAAGGTTCCAACAACAGTTTGATAATCTCCGCTAGCTGATGTACGAAACCCTGTAGTAAAAGAACCTATTCCTTGAGCTTTTGTAAGTTGACCACTTGAAAAACTATATTGTCCTGAAGCTGAATTATTAGATCCTATAGAAAAAGCACTTTGCCCACTTACATTATTTAAATATCCAAAAGCAGCAGATGCATTTCCACTAACTATGTTTTGTAATCCTGCAGCAAATGTATAAGTATTTGTAGCTTTATTTTGTAATCCTGCGGTAAATGAATAATTTCCTGAAGAAGTATTTTGGAATCCTTGGGCATGAGAGTAATCACCAGATGCTAAATTTTGTCTACCTTCAGCATGAGATGCTTGTCCTGAAGCTACTGTTTGATATCCTTCAGCATGTGACCAATTGCCTAAAGCTCTTGTTTGAACACCTTCAGCATGAGAACCGATTCCAGATGCTACAGTATTATCTCCTTCAGAATGAGCATAATCATTAGAAGCTGAAGTTGAAATACCTTCAGCATGTGAATAATCTCCAAAAGCTAAGGTATTAAACCCTTCAGTATGAGCAGCTGTACCTTGAGCTTTTGTTTCTTCACCTTCAGCATGTGAAAAGTCCCCAGTAGAAATTGATGAAGATCCTTCAGCATGAGATCCTATTCCGTTGGCTTTTGTAAGAATCCCTTCGGAATGAGAAGAATTAACAGAAGCAGTTGTACTACTACCTTGAGCATGAGAATAGTTTCCACTAGCTAAAACATTATTTCCTTGAGCTAAACTTTCAACAGTATAATTGTATACAAATTTAGATGATGCCCCAAAAGCACTACCACTATTATATTGTATCTGAGTATCAGATCCTCCAGGGTTATTTACTGTACTAGCTGTATAATTATTTATAATACTGCTGGTGCCATAATTATTGTTTACTGTACTTGAAGTATATGAATTTGTTACAGTACTACTAATATAATTATTTATAGGGGCTATAGCAGTTGAAGAAGTATAATATATTTGTCCTGTTGTTGTATCAATAGTTAATACATTTGCTAATGATGGATTTGTTAATCCTTGAATAGCTAAAGAACCTGTTAAAACTAATGAACCAGAAATAGTAATATTATATGCTTCAATTCCTGTTAAAGCATCAACTGATTGGGAGATATGCCAAGATTCAATAGTATATGTTTGAGCTACTTGGTCTAAACCTGGAACAAATATTTTTTTTAGTGTATTAGCCATGATTATAAATATATTATAAATCTAAATTAATTAGTATAGTTGTGTCAGTAACTGCTGAAGTAGGTAGGGGTTGTGCAAGTTTTCCTACTGCTATTAATTCGTAATTATTGTTATAAAGTCCTACTGTTGTTATATAAGGTGAAAAATATGAACCTGTTGCAAAATCATATATTATTCCACTATTCATACTACCAGAAACAGCAGTTGGATTTTGAGTAAAATTAAATTCATTTTCTCTAATAGTACATTTATATTGTGATTCATATAGTGTAACTGTACTTTCAAATGAACATGTAATATTTGAACCTGTTGTAAAACTAGATATATAGTCAATTAAAGATAAACCATATATAGTAGAACCATAAACTCCAGCTCCGTATCCAAAAGATCCAGAAATACCGTTTGAGGTTAAAATAATCACTCCATGCTCGTAAATTACGTCTCCATATTTTAACGAACCAGAAATCATATTTCCTTCTCCATCGTCTGTAAAAGTAGTAGTTCCGTTTGAAATTCTTACAGTACCTGGTTTTAAATATTCTCCAAATAAATTTGAAGGAATTGAAATTACACCAATTTTTTCTCCTGATCCAGTAGGAAAATATCGATTAGGATTTAAAGTTGTAGAAAGATAATTATAATAGCTGGGTTCATATGCCGGGCCTGTTATAGTACCATCAATATTAAATGATGCTGTATTTACTGGGGAACCATTAGAACCAAAAAGATAATTTGAATAATAAAGTTCTCTAATTGAACGATATATTAAAATTTGATCTTGTGTATTAATAAATCCTGTTGGATATGAACCTGAGGTCCAAAGAGATGAAGTAACATTTGTTCCAATATATCTATCAATTTCTACATTTGAGCCAGTAAGTTCATTACCTTTAAAAGTAAACGATTTATTTACCTTAAAGGGTGAAACGATAACGTCCGAGGTTATAAATGGTTTGAATATACTCATTCATTCTTAGAAATCTAGTTTTACTCTAATAAGAGCTTCTTTTGTAAAGTCTTTTAATAATGGTCTTGACATTTTGGCTACAGCCAATAAATCATTACTATCATTATACATTCCAACAGTAGTAAGATAAACTTGGGGTTGGTTTATAAAATTGCTATAAATTACTTCACCTGTTGAACCTGAAATAAATGAAGGATTTTCTGAGTAGTTGAATTCGCTGTTACGTGCTCTAACAAATACATAATCGGAAGTAATTGTTTCTTCAGAATTTAAAGCAAATGAAGCACCTAATGAAATAGCATTAAATAAACGTTGATTATTTAATCCATCTGAATTATTTGATCTACTAGCATTAACTTGAATAGATTGGGAAATTGCAGACGGGTTTAACATAATAGTCCCTAAGTCAGGAAATACTAAACCATACGAACCTGATCCAGCAACGTATCCACTGTTTGCTAAAGTTCCTGCAGTGCCATTTGAACCTGAGATTAATTGAAATACTCTAGTAGATCCAAGAAATGTATTTACAAGAACATCTTGAGAATTATCTGTTAACTTAATAATACCACCAGATCCTGAAAGTTGTAAATTTAAAGAGCCAGGAAATAATGATTGTTTATAATTAGCACGCTCAATAGATAAAATCCAAAAATTATTAGTAGTATATATATTATTACCTATCCCAAAAGTAAAACTAGAATTTTCATCTTCTAAAATCATTGAACGATATTGCCCGTAAATTGTTTTAGTATATGAATTACTAGGTACAATTGGATTATATAATACACTACCACTTCCTAAAGCATCACCATAAGCAATATCAAATTGTACTTGAGCTGTAGGAAGGGTTGAAGCTGTTTGATACACACTTAAATAATAATTCCCAGATGATCCTGCTGCTTGAACAGATGAGGTATTAAATGAAGTTAAGGTAGGAACTCCTGTTGACCAAAGTGTTGAAGTAATTGAATCACTACTTACTAAAAAATCTTCAGGATCGAATCTTTTAAATGCCATTGTTTATGTTTTAAACGTTTGTTTTATTAATTGTAACTGGGATTGTTAAACGAGCACCGCTATCTAAACCTACAACTGTTAATGTAGCAGATAATTGAGTGTTTGAACCGAATAATGTATTTACAGTAGTTGCTCTTAAATTAATTTGAGAACCGATTACTGTAACAGAAACATTTGTTCCTAATGTTGTTGTTGAAGTAACAGCAGCGTTTGCAGTAGCAGCAGCTGTTGTATTAATTCCTACTCCTGTAAATGTACTCATTAATCTTACATCTGAAATAGTAGCAGAGTATCCACTAGTTTCAAATGCTTGGGTATTTCCTAAATAGTTTAATGTTTGAGGAGTAATAGCTAATGAAGCCCCTTGATTCAAGGAGATTGCTGAATATCCTAAATTAAGTACAGGTAATTTAGCTGTTCCACGAGGTAAAGTAGCTAATTTATACTTCATGATTTGAGTTTCAATAGGAAATGCCTCTAGTAAAGGCATATTTTGAATAGCTTCTCCATAAAACGAGGATCCAGATGGATGAGTTGGATTATATAAAGTATAATCAATTTCATCATCAGCTAAAGCAAATTGCGTAATACGAAATGAACCATCATTTTTTGCTAAAAGCTCTCTACCTTTATTTGTTAAAATTGCGTCAACTGTTATGACTTGGTTATTTAAATATCCCATTATGTTTTAATTATTGTCGTATTATATGTAATAAATATTAGGTAATCAACCCTTTTTGCGTAAGATCTAAAATAAATTGATCTATTGATTTGTCTAGCTCAGGTACCACATATTCAGGTCTTACAATAAATGGGCCACTTGAATTTATAGGCCTATATCCTTCCATTAAAATTAAACTAGCATCATCAATATATCGTCTAATTGAAAAATGATCTAAATTGAATACTGAGGAAGAAGCAGAAACTGGTAGATTATAATTAAAATGTACTTCAATAGATCCTGTTTGGGTAATACGGTCTGAGCCACTTTCAGCAGGGCCAAATATTTTTCCTACTTGATATACAAAATCTTCTCTGCCTTCAAATCTAAATTCATCAGCATATTCTATTGACCAAGGTAAAGTAATTGGATTAAATCCTGATCCTGTTATATCAACCATTTTAACATTAGAATCTCCATATAAATTTACTAAAGTTGCTTCCGATGAAGTTATAATATTTGGATAAGTTGTTTGGTCTGGCCAACCCCAAATTGAATTAGCTCCAGAAGAAGTAACTGGGAGAGTATATACGGGGTATTGGGAAACTTTAAATTTAGTATTGTTAGAAAGTACTCTAATCCCTCCAGGAAATCCTTCAAAATTATCTACTTGAACATATATTGAAATAGTATCTCCTGAATTAAAGGTTCCTGCTGAGAGAGTTGTATTAGGGAGATTAATTAAAACTGGGGTTTGGTTGTTAGCAGGGATATTATAAGATGTTGGGGGAAAAGTTTGGATTACTGTTGAATTTTTATAGAGAAATAATGTCACGTCAAATACTCTAGGATTACCACTTAT